CTTATTGACTTGGTGGAACAATCAGTAGATCACACAACGCTATGCCTGTCTATTTTCTGGGGATTCCTCAGCGCCCCGTGCGGGTTTTTCACATCTAAAGCCGCCTCGTGCGGTTTTTTAATTATTAAATCAAGGCAACGGTATTGATAAAGATAACGTTATTTTTAGATTGCCGTACATAGAATATGTATATCTTCAATCAACGGACGGCAGAAAATTAGGTGGTTGAGGTATTAGAGTAGCCCCCCAAGAAACATCATCAATTACCAACCTCCTTCGGGAGGTTTTTATATAACAAAGCAGGCCGTCTGTGACCTGCGGTTATTTAAGTATTAGTTTATTAACGGGATAAAATATGAAAAATTTAGAGAGCTTTAAAAAGCGGTTCAGGTCTCCCGCTGATCATATCAGCGTTAAGCCTTCTGATGGCTTTAAACAGGTTCTCGAACGTGCAAGCAAGAGACCGCCACGTATCATCGAGTCCATTCCCGTAAGCATAAAACTGGATACAGAAACGATATCCGGTGAGCTGCTCTTCTGTGCTGATGATGTAGTCTGTTATGAGGGGCTCCACTCTGAACAGGCCTTTTTTGAATTCAGCCCCTTCAAGCTGAAGATAAAGAGATAATTTATCAAAAGTCCAAATAACAGATTCTTTCATTGCATTGATTTGATAATCCCGGACAAAGAACTCGAATCTTCCGTTTAATAAGTGAGTGCAGAGAAATAGCCCAACGTCATGAGATGCCGATGGTGCACCTGATAGCAGGCAATCGGTGCTCTCTAAAACTGATTCCTCACTATTTATCCATTTGAGAAATGAGTAGAAATCTTGAACAGCTTTCTTTTCTGAATATGGATAAAAATCTTCTAGGCAGGTCTCAATAAGCTCGGGATTTTTTCTGAAATTGTAGTATTGGCCTTCTCTTGCTGCATCTACAGTTTTTCCCCATGGCTGGCTTCTTCTTCCTGACTCAGTTATTTCAAATGATGAAATGACTAACATATTTACAGTTCCTGTCTGGTTAATAGTTAATTTATTAACCAATCATTATTACAATCAATGGAACAGGACATAAAGCTCAAAAAGTAAAATGCATGATCGCATTCAATATAAGACCTTATTAATAACCGCAAACGGTAATTAGTTTTGCGGTTTTTTATGTCCGAAGGAAAGAGAAATGACTGATGTAGCAACTATCTCATTAAAGGTTAACACCTCTGACCTTGAGAGGGGTGAGCAGAAATTAAACTCATTTAAAGATGCTGCTGATAAGGCCAGTAGTTCTACCAATAAATTTACCAGCCAATCAGAAAATCAAGCCGCGGCTTCTGCTACAATGGCTAAAGAAATTGATAGGGTACACAAAAGTATTGCTGAGTTGGCAGCGAAGGAACAAAGAGCGACGGCTACTTCAAGAACTCTTGCAGCAGAGCAAGATAAAGTAGCGGAGGCGTTTTTTAAACAGATTGATGCCATTAAGCGTAATGCCACTGCGACAGAACAGCTAACCAAGATTCAGGCGGAAGCCAGAAAAGCCAGACAGTCAGAGAAATTAGATCTCGAATCTTATCGAAGCATTCTTTCTGACATTATTGGCAAAAAGAAACAAATGGCAGAAGCCGATGCGAAACAAGCCGCCTCGGGTCAGGCGTTTCTTGCCAGATTAAAAGATCAGCTCGCAACACAAAATCTCAGTCGTAATGAATTACTCAAGCACAGAGCAGCACAATTAGGTGTGAGTTCTGCGGCAGAGATTTATATCAATAAATTAAAAGAAACGGGTAAGGCGACTAAAGGCTTAAGCGGAAAAAAATAAATCTTTTATTGGCAGTCTTAAAAACATCGCAAACATATTAGGCATGGGCGGGCTATTGCGTGGTGGGGCGATTGGCGCAGTAATTACAGTAGTAGGCGGTATCACTAAAGTTGCTTACGAAGCCGAAAAGGAATTTACCCAATTCAATAAGCAGCTCATTTTGACAGGTAATTATGCCAATAAAACCGCCGGGCAACTCAACGAAGTGGCTCGTGTTATGGCGGGTAATGGCATAACTCGGTCTGAAATGGCTGCATCTATTGCCAGTGTGGTTGGTACAGGATTATTTAGGGATAACGAAATATCTCGTGTTGCTAAGGCCGCAGCACAAATGAATTACATTACTGGTCAGGCGGTTGATACGACAATCAATCAATTTAAGCGGTTACAGGACGAACCGCTAAAAATGTCGCTGGAACTGGAAAAGGCCAATCACCATTTGACAGCCGCGCAACTGGAACAAATCAGGACATTAGAGTTACAAGGAAATACAACGGCGGCAGCCAGAATTGATATTGATGCGTATGCTCAGTCTATTAACGATGGGACAAGAGATATAACCAATAATCTCGGTTTTCTTGAGTCTGCGTGGATAGGTATCCAAAATGCAGCTAAACGCGCTTGGGACGAAATGCTGAATTTCGGCAGGAAAAGTACTCTGGATGATACCATTAGAGAATGGGAAGAAAAGCTAATTGAATTTCAGACTAACCCTGCCTCAAAAGGTATTTTTCATTACAGAACGGGAATATCTGTTGATGACATTAAGAGTGAGCTAAAGACTCTCAAAGAAGAAAAGTTTCAAATTGATATCAAAAATGCACGGGAGCAGTCTAAAAAGAACGCCGAGCAGATAGAGATTGAAAATTTTAAGATTCGCCAATATTACCATGATAAATATGCAAGTCGGGAAACTAGGCGTAACGAGGAGCTGGCAAAACTGGAAGCCAGAAAACACGCACTAACTAAGGAGCAGTACGAAGAAGCTAAGAAGCAGATCAACTATGTGCATCGTGACCGCAAAATGCCCGGTACTGGGAGGAAAATTCCTAAAGAACCTAAATTTAAAGTTGATGCAGGGACTCGTGCTGATGAAACTGCAAATCAAGCGTTATTATCTTTACAAGCGCAGCTAAGAGTCCTTAAAGAGCATAAGACAGTTAATGACGTAATTAGCTCTGAGCGCAAAAAGTTGTGGGATATGGAGTCTAAAATTGCCATTCTGGAAGAGGCTCAAGGCAAACGTAAATTGACAGAGGGAGAAAAGTCACTTCTCCTGCAAAAAGACACCATTCTTGAATCTCAGCGTGCTTTAGCAATAGTCGGCGATGAAGTTGAATTGCAAAAGAAAAAAAACGCAGAATTGGATAAGCAACATAAGCGAATTGAAGAAATCAATGCACGAACAAGAGCTATGATTGAGAGTGCTGGTAAATCTGATCGAGTCTATCAGCAGGAAATAGCTTTAGAGAAAGCCAAAACGCCAGAAGAAAAAGATGCGTTAACGAAGCATTTCGAAGAAGAAGAGGCTTTGAGAGGCAACTGGGAAAAAGGCATTCAAAAAGGTTTTGCTGAGTTCAAAGATCAAGCCACCAACACCTACGGCAATGTTGCTCAAATCTCACAAGCAGCATTTGCTGGTATGAGTAACTCTCTGTCTGATTTTCTTCTCACTGGTAAGGCTAATTTTGGCGATTTCACTAAGTCAATTCTTAGCATGATTACCAAAATGCTTATGCAAATGGCTATGTTGCAAGCCATGAAAGCGGCGTTTGGTGGTACTGAGTTTGGTAAGACATGGTTTGGATTTGCTGGAGGAGGTTACACCGGAAATGGTGGCAAATACGAGCCAAAAGGCGTAGTTCATGGCGGCGAATTTGTATTCACTAAAGAGTCAACTCAGCGTTTAGGTGTTGATAATTTATATAGATTAATGGATAGCGCCAAACGTGGATACGCTGCTGGTGGTCACGTTGGAAGCTCTCAGCCAATGACAGTAAACACTCCGACACCAAGGATGTACGGGATGCAACCTGCGCCCGCTGGTGGAGTTCAGGTCAATCTTGGCGGCATTCATGTAGAAAATCAGCAACAACAATCTACCGCTTCAAATATTGATGCACGGGCAGCAGAGCTATCACTGACGAAGAAAATAAGGTCTGTGTTAGTTCAAGAAAGCCGCGATGGTGGTGATTTGTATAAGATCATTAGAGCGGCTAGTGGTAGACGGTAGAAATTATTAATCAATAGCCACCGGGTTTGGTGGCTTTGGGCTGAGATGTAACCATAAAGCAAATGAGAGTATATGCTTATGTGTAGATCACATTGCGACTTGTAACTGTCCATTTTGCTTCATTTTGCACCATACTTTGATTAAGATTCATGTATCTGATTAAAGTGGGGGAAAAGATGAAGATAATAAGTTTTCTAATGCTATTTTTGGTAAGTTTTAGCTCTTTTGCTGGTTGGAAGTACGAGGAAAGCCTCGATAAGATGCGAGGGAAAACTATTAATTATGCAACCTTGCATAGTAAAAAAATGATAACGGAATAAAAATAGCACTACTAGCGACTAGCATTAATAATAAAAATACGGACTCTATAAAAATTATTATCGGCGGCGATGAGGCGGATTGTGGTATAGAGGAGTTTTGTATTGGGTATATAAAATATGATGATGGGCGAGTCAACGAATTGCCGTTCATCATATTAGGAAAGAACAAAAGAATTATAAATGTTATTGAGTATCATGCTGTTACAGACTCTCTTAGACTCTCACAGCGTGTTTTTATTGAAATTCCATTAAAATCAAAAGGTGCAACTCAGTTTGAGCTTTACCCTCATGGATTAAGGTTTGCTGGATATCAAGATAATGTTGAATTTATCAATATTATTGGTGGTATAGATTTCAAGCAGCCATATAGCTCCATTTATGCCAAGGCCAAAGATAATAAGCCAAGGATAGATGGTGCAGCATGCTCAAATGTTGATAAATCCGACTATTCATTAATGGGAGTAAAAGCCAATGTTGAGATGTGCTTTTACAATGAGCGTTTAGTAATGGCAAGTTTTTCATTACCCAAAAGCAATAAGCTGAGGAATAAATTAATTTCTGCCATTAATAAAAATAGAGGGACATCCGAAGAAGCAATGAATGGACATGCGTTGTGGTTGTCCGATGATTTTTCTTCCATATCAACTATATTCATGTTTCAAGATAATAAAAACATAGTGATTAAGATGATTTATCAACCAAATAGCAACTTTATCCCTGCCGTAGATGAAAAATTATGAGAGAGCCGTTTTAGCATAAACAAGATTAATTAAATGAGGAATGGTGGAGATGAAAAATTTTGGGATCTTCCTTCTGGTTATTGGTGTTCTTGCTGTTTTTGCATCATTTAATATGGATGTAAGTGTAGCAACTGGATATGGTGGAAGGGTTAATAATATCGGGTTGGTGGCTCAAAGAGAAAATCTCTTGTTGATTAGCTGCTTTGTCGTTTTGTGTGGTTTGTTGTTGGCTATCTTTGGAGGAAAGAAAACTCTTAATGGTGATAGTAAAAACAATCAAATGAAGTGTCCATTTTGTGCAGAACAGATCAACGTTGAAGCGCTCAAATGCAAGCATTGCGGCAGTGATGTTCAGGAAAAAATAGAAGAAATAACCCTTAAGAAATTTAAGCCATCTAGTGTCCCTTCTGAGTTTTTTTATAAAAGAAGGAAGGATGGGATAGAGTTAATAGATGATAGGGTTAAGGAGCTATCAGAAACGTTGATAAAAGCAAACATAGACAAGGACACTCAAGAGATAGAGCTTCATTATCAATCGGAAATAGAGAGCCTTAATAAAAGGTTGCCAAAAGCAATTCAGAAACAATTTCAAGACAGGTATGCATACTGGCTTCACAACATTGATTTGGTCAAGGTAGGCCCTATTGTGGAAGCTGCAAAGAAAGCGGTTAACACAGAAGATCTTCTTATAAAGAAAAAAGACGGCTTCATGATAAATGATGATGGAGTGAAAAAGTTAGTTGAATCATTTTTTATTCAATCTCCAGACTCAACGAACGTGTACCAAGACTTTGAAGATGAGATCTCCACAATAAAGCGTACTCTGCCCAGTGAAGTTCATGAATCATTTATCAGAAAAATAAAGTATTGGAATAATGCATTAACAGATAATAACAATAAGTAATAGCCCCTCTACGGGGCTTTAAGCCATCCTTGGTTTTATATGACTTTTGTAACCCTCTTCACACTTTCTGGATGGCTGATCAAATAATCAGTAACACTTATCATTAGCTCAGTGGTTAAATGTAGGAAATATTTAACAATGAGAATGTGATGAAAAAGTCAGTTTGTTTATTGTTGTCATTAATAGCATTGGCAGGGTGTGGCGAAAAAGAACAAAAGACGCCTGAGCAAACATATTCGGATTTGGTTATAAAATCTTTGTCTAACATTATTATAATGGATCAGGATAAAGGGATTGAGAAAACATGTTTGGTTACATTTGATATTGATGCCAATGCAAATACCTCGAACACCCTATCAGAGGGACGGGATGAAGTATTTTGCGGTAAAGTCGAAGCTATGATTGATATAAGCAATACACCTCGCCCTCCAAACTCATTGATGGTTAATGGAATAGCTCATATTAGAATGGAAATAAATAAATCCGATTTATACGTCATTGAGCGTTAGAAAACAGTCCCAGACGGGGCTTTAAAACCGTCCGTGGCTTAAAGAGAGATTTTAACTGGACATCCATCACACAAACTCTATCTAAGTAACCTCAGTTGCGAGGTTAGTTTTTTTACTTTTATACAAAAGGTTCTGTTTTTTTATGATGAATACTAAAAAATTACTTTTATCAGCTTCTCTTTTAGGCGCTTTGTTTCTCAGTGGTTGTGCCAGCGTACCTCTTGCAACTGAACAAGAATCAGCAAAAGCTAAAAGCTTTTCTACCCCAGAGGAAAGCAAATCTGGCTTATATATCTACCGCGACAGCTTTGTCGGTAAGGCTCTAAAAAAAGACATTTATGTTGATGGGAAGTGTATGGGAGAAACAGCAGATAAAACGTTTTTCTACACACAAGTATTAGGCGACCAAAACCACAAAATATCAACCGAATCAGAGTTCTCCCTTAATGACTTAGTAATTTTCACTGAATCTGGGAAAAATTACTTCATAAGGCAATATATAAAAATGGGTGTTTTTGTTGGTGGTGCTGGTTTGAGTGCATCAACAGAGGAAGAAGGAAAAAGGGTAATATCTAAGGCAGGTGTTCGTCTTGCAAAGGAAGGGCATTGTGATAACTGATTTTCTCTGAAAGCCAAGAGAAGCCCCTACGGGCTTTTCTTGTGATTATTTTAAGTAATCAACTGTTATGATTACCGCAAAAAATGTAAGGATGTTATGAAAAGGATACTAATAGCATGTACAGCGCTTACCTTAATAGGGTGCGGTGATAACTACAGTGAATATAACGGAATATACACCTGTAAAGTAGGCAGGCTAATGAATTATGTAGCAGTAGACCGAGGAAGTGAATATTCTTTTCCGCTGGGGACAGTGAAAGCCAGAATGACTTTTAACAATGGGGTTATGATCATTAATGGAATGAAGTCAGGTGATTATGTTGGACATGAAATGGCTTTAACCGCACTGCCAGTAGCACAGGATGGCAGAAAGCTAATGTTTAAATATGATGATGGTGAGCTTAGTGAAGATTTTTCTCCCCATGACGGTATAGCAACAATTACGATTGGTAACCCGCGTAACGACGGAATAATGCTGCGGCTCATTAACTGCAAAAAAGAGTGAAAATAATTCTCTCTGAAAGCTAAACAGCCCCATCACGGGGCTTTTTTGTTGGTAACTACGAAATTTTCGTAGTTCAGTTTTGATTCCGGTGAATCGACGGAATTAAATAAAATCAGTAGGTTGATAGATGCGCTCAAGTTTGAGCATATACGCATTGAGTGCAAATAACTGATTGATTTGTATAGTAGCGCAGATTTGCTCTACGGCTTTTTCCTTTAAAATCATTAAAGTCCAAATCTGGACGATACCTTGTTTAGCGATATGCAAAAATGCACATCGCTTATCAAAACGAACTGTGCAAATCTGCATATTTTCTTTCTTAAATACCGAGATAACATTAGTTTAAATTTTGAGCGGAATGTAGATTTACACTCCGGCTATTCTTCAATGAGTTAGCTCGTTATCTTGACCTAAGTGGGAATTCCCACTTAGCCCTACCGACAGATTTGTCAGTAGCTGAATAACCTATTGATAATACCTACTTGCCTTTTTTGTTGAGAAAAATGCTTCTAGCGAGAATAGGCTTCTCATCTAACTCCTCATATCTTGGAGGGATATTTTTTATGATCTTTTCTAATGCCTCTTGAGCAACCTTTACTTGAGTATCAATATCCCGAAATTTGTCTGTATCTGAGTTTTTTGTTGATTCAGCCAACAGACTGACTTGCATCTTTAGCTCTTCAATTTTTTTATCTTTCTTTTTGACTTCATTTTCTAGTCTCAATGCCTTTGCTATACGCTTATAGGTATCGTCTGATGATGGCGGCGCTGACGCGAGAAGCTTTTCGAGTTGTAGCGACATATCTATGTGATAAATGACCTCTTGCTGGAGGCTTCTCTTTGATTTTGTAGCTCTCTCTTCTAACGCTTCCCTTAACTCAGGCGGCATTCGTAAAGGGTATGGCGCTATACGTGACATTATTTGACTCCTTTAGACTCACTAATTGGCAGTATAGGTATCAAATATCTGTTTGACAAATGAATCATTATGATTCACCATTTGACTATATTAAGATGGTTTGAAAGATAAAAAGGAATCATTATGAGTCACAAGCAAAGGATACCCCCGTATCCATTAAGAATGCCGCCTGAGTTAAGAGAGTGGTATGAAGAAGAGTCCAACGAGAGCGGGCGCTCTCTAAATGCCGAGATTGTGAAAATTTTGAAGGACAGAATGAATAGAGTAATAGGGCAAAGGAAGAATGCAGCATAGAAAGCAGCGAAGCCCTAGCTGCGCGAACAGACTAGGGCTCCTGAGTGTTATTTATCGTGTGAGACAAACAACTTAACCATTGTAACGAATGACAAATCAAATTTCCAGAGCACCTGCAAGTGTTCTGAAAACAGAAAACCAGCAGTTTGCTGTTGCTGGTGTTCATAGGTATATCACTGGAGAGATATATGAAGTCAATTATCAAACATTTTGAGTTCAAGTCAAGTAATGACCAATTAGTAACCATCTCTGGGTCATGCTCCCAATAGTTAGATTATCCTTGCAAGATAGTATTCACGCTCAATGAACGTTCCGATGATTTTGTC